CCCATCGTTAGCACCTGAACCACTTGTTGAGTTTGAAAGTTTTAATGATGTAATAGTGCTAGTAGAATGAGCATGTACATTAAGGTTTCCGTTACCTGCTGGACTAGTCGTACCAATACCAACATTACCTGATGAGTCTATTCTCATGCGTTCAGCTGCAGAACTTGCACCATTGGTTTTAGTCCAGAACTGCATTTCAGATGGAACTGTACCATCAGCATTGGCTATAAGAGCAGAAGTTTTTGTGTATGGACTGCCTTCACTTTGATAAGAGATTAATTCTAATGCTGCTCTTGCTGCAAAAGATGTTATATCAGAAGAATGACCACTATTAAATGTTGAAAATGCAGGTGTAGTTGACCCACCACCTTTTACAACAACAAGTGCTGTAGCAGGACTACTCGTACCAATACCAACGTTGCCATCAGTACTCCCTGTATTACCAAGTATTATCATATTTGGAGATGTTCCTGTCTCGTATCTATCTCTGCCTGAATAAAACTCTAAATCTGCGCTACCAAAGGTGTCTCCTGCTGTAGCTTTAATTCCTGAATAGTGTGGTGGCGAAGCATTTGCATCAGCAGTTTTAAAAGCAATTCCACCAAAAAAATCACCTGCGGTTGCTGTTGTTGTTGAGTTTCCAACAATAACCTCACTTCCTGTATTGCTTTCTAATTGTAAAGAAACCCCACCATCTACAGTGGTAGGACTACTCGTTCCAATTCCAACGTTACCTGATGAGTCTATTCTTGCTTTCTCAGAATTATCAACATAGAAAGTTATATCAGATACAGCATTGTCATTATTTTTATCAACACCAAGTCTTAGCTGATTAGCGTTTGTATAAATTTCTGCTGGTGATGTATCTCCAAATCTAATATTACCTGTAGTATGTAAAGATTCAGCAGGACTCGTAGTACCAATACCAACATTTCCTGATGAGTCTATGCGAAGGCGTTCTGAGCCGCTTAATGTAAATGTAAACTCATCTCCTGTTCCTGCATTTTGAAAATCAATAACATTTGATGTTGTGTTATTAATTACTAATTGAGCATCAGCGCCTTGGAATCTAGCTATTTCTCCATTGGCATTAGTATCTATATGCAAGGCTGTAGAAGGACTAGTCGTACCAATTCCCAAAGACTCAGCACTTGCATCCCAAAATAGTTTTGCAGTTGTGCCTGTGTCTTCGTAGAATGATATGTCGCCTGTAGATCCGTCAATTTGAACTCTTAACGTGTTGTTTGACATCAAAAAAACATCTGAGTTGGTTTCTGAGCCAAAACGAGTGCTTGAATTAGTAGAAGTTATAAAAGCAGTTGTTGGAGTATCGCTATCTGTAATACTTAGTCTTGGAGATGATGCCCCCTGCAACGTTGCATTACCATCAACAGTCAAACCATCAGCAGTTACTGTTCCTGTTACGTCTATGCCTGTTGAGGTTGTGGTTAGTTTAATATCACCATTTTCATAAAGGTAAACACTACCGCCATCAATACCTTTAATCATTGATGCTGAGTTTCCGCTGTTGCGTATATCTATATCAGTAGCAGATATTCGTAAATTACCTGTGCCTAACTCTCGAATATAACTATGAGTACCATCATGATAAATCTGTAAATCATTAGAAGCACCAAACAAGGCCTTCTTATTATCTCCGAAGTTGGCTGAGTTTAAATTAACATCTACTTGCGTACCTGTAGCACTAAAAATAGCATCGATAGTATCTAAATCGCTATTTAGTTTTGTTCCCCAGTCTAGCGAAACATCTGGTTCTGGTTTGGTTAAATTAAGATTAGTAGTATATGTATCTGCCATTTATGCTGCCTCTTGTTCGTCTAATTCGTTCCATACTGTGCTTGGATTACTTACATCAGTCCAATTTGTGGTTACAGTTTGATCTGTCCAAGTTTCGCCTGGAACTATAATATCTTCCCATTTTAAACCACCAATAGCGTTGAAACCACTTGTTTGTGCCGAGGTTGCTGATACGTTAAATATTAATCCTGGTGCTGCATTAACATCCGATACCGCTTCAATGGTTGCATCGCTGCTTAATATTATTTTTCCTACGGAAGTAAAATCAGAAGTTGCCTGTATGGTTACAGAACCCCTATCAATTTGTGTTCCAACAGCATTTGCACCAGATGTTGCAGCAATAGTAGCTACGCCATCTAAAACTATTGAGCTATCTGCGCTAAAAGCAGAAACTGCACTTATGGTTGCTGTGCTACTAAGTGTTAAGCGTGGAGTTGCGGAAGCAGACGAAGTTTGCGCTGAAGTTGCAATACCTTCTTCATACTGTAAATTATCATAGAAAGATTTGTTATATCTTCCATAATTATAGGCTTTCTCAGCCATATTGCTAAGCTAAAGTAATATCTAAATCGCCAGCATCAAATCTAAAAACATCACCTGTAGTTACAGTTTTAGAGGTATCTAAATTTGCATAAGCAAGTAGATTGCCAGCAGATGAAGCATCTAAAATACCTACTGCTACAACAGTTCCATAATTGGCAGTTGCAGTTGGATACTCGATAGCTGCTGAGTTAGTTGCAGTTGTTGGTGATGTACCAGATACAGTAAAAGTAGCAGTTTGTCTTGCATAAGAACCACCTGTTACTTCAGTACCGCCACCAGTATCATCTGGTGCTACAGTATATAAAGCTACATATAGGGTAGATGGTGCAGTGTAAGAAACTCCGCCAAAAACATGATCCAATACTTTGTCTTCTAAATAATCGCTAAATCCAGCCATTTATTTCTCCTAATTATTACTCCAATAGTAAATATTTTTTCTAGCTTTTCCGTAAGATCTTCTTCTTGGTATTAAAGATCCTTTAGAAAATTCTGCTCTTTCTTGTTGCATTCTAAGTTCCTCTAAGGACTTCTCAAATTGAGCGTTAAAAAGTGGCGCTCTTTCATCTTCCATAAGAAAGACAGACGCATGTTTTAATGATCCATATAAGTAAATATCTGGATGCGAGGTTAATACAAAATTAGTTGTATTAGAATCGCTTAAAGCATCTATTTTACTAAAGTATGTTAATTGTAATGTATATTCGGTATCAGGGGTAGGTGCAAGTTCCATTGTATTATCTACCAATGCGTAATAAATTGGTTGACCAGTAATGTTGTTGTTGGCTTTTCTATATATATCTAATGATTCAATAGACATTTGCATTAATGGGGTAAAGTTATTAGATGTAATTTCTACATTAATAGCCTCTAACCAATCGGTTGGCAATGATAGATATTGAGCATCTGCGGTAGCGGTAGCTCTTTTAATTTGATCTGCAACGCGCAATCTTCTGTTTAATTCGGCTTCGGTATTGTCAATAAATATATCTATTTCAGATGTAAGATCTGATCTGTTTAGATAATTCGCTATGTTTGTTTTTAATTCGCTGTATGTCATAGTTTACCTTGCCATGTTCTAAATACTTTATTATCTGAATTGTTTAGCCATTTCTTCCATGCTTTCATATCGTTAGCCCAACCTTCTCGGCAAGCTCTTTGATAAACCACCAAAGGAACTTCAGCAACATGTCTAAAGTCTTTCCCTGGTTTTACATATTCTGCAATGTTTTTACAATGCTCTATGACTGGCTGAACATCCTGTTTGGTGTGATATACCAACTTTTCATCTTCAGTTGCAAATTCGTGGGTAAAACCAGTCTTGCTATCTATGAGTGTTCTTCTAGCCATATTGCTTTTCTAAAAATTCAACAACTTTAATTTTATCATTGACTTCGGCTATTTGACTAATAATTTTATCTAAGTATTCAGTAAAGTTTGTGTGTTCTGGTATCGAGGTTGGATTATCTAAGTAAATTTCTAAATCCAAAGATAGCTTAGATAATTCACCTTGTAGGTGAGATTTGTAAGATTTGAGGATATTTATTTTATCCATAAAAAAAGGTGGGGAAGAAATTAATCTAGCCCCACCTCATCCCGATCAATTAAGATACGCTAAGATCTGCAACAACACCATGAGCAGCTTCGTTGGATACTTCTAATCCATACTCAACTACGATCATTTTTGTCATAGCATCGCCTATTGTTGAGATATCAATAGTTTTGAAATCTCTTAGGTAAGATACTTTTGCAAATTCAGGATCAACTAAGAGGAGTGATCTTTCTCTTGATCTGTTTGATGGAACGATTTTGAGTTCACCAAAGTCAGATGAATAGATAGATACTGAAGCCTCTACTGTATTTGAATCTACAAATTGTCTTGCTTGTGTTCTACCTGTGAAACCAGAAATAACTTGTTTGTTATGTGGGCCACAAATAGCTAATGATGGTTCGCCACCATTAGTGAAGCATAGTTGTAGAACATCTTTTAAAAGAGTTTCAGATAAAGCTCTTTGAGTTCCGTCAGTTGGAGCAGCACCGCCACCTGTAGAAGCACCACCAGTTCCTCTTGAATCGTTTGAAGTGATCCAAGATTCGAAACCGCCAGTTACCCTTGCAGTTGAAGCGTTACCAGTTGTTTTAGCTCCGTTTTGACATAGAGCTTCTTCCATATCTCTTTTAAGAGCTTTAGACATAATAGCAAGTTGGTGAGCCATTTCTGATCTCTTACCTGCTGGATCTGAACTCTCTTGAGAGCCTGTTACTGTTGCATCTCTTTTTGAGATCATACATACATTACTTTGCCTTACAGTAGCTGTAGCAGCTGCTCTTGAAAGTTCAAAACCTTCAAGCTCGCCACTTGAGCTAGGTGTAGGTAAAGATTCGGTTTGCCAATCAAACACCACATTTTTAACACTTCTTTTGCCGATTGAGGACATGAAGGGAGTTTGCATTGGGGAGATGTTGTAAATGATATTACTTAAATCTTCCCTGTCAGCAGTAGCGGTGTAAGTATCAAAAGCGTTAGTTACTTTTGCCATGAGTTTACTCCTATATAAAAATTACTTTAACATTTGTTCAAAAACTTTGGCTGCATCTGATGTTTTACCAGTTTTAGCCAACCTTTGTTTTGCTCTCTTTGCTGGTGCTACCGATTTAACTTTCCTTGTTGAACCAGGTCTTGCTACGCGAGCTGCTGCTTTTTCGGTTGGTTTCTTCTTCGTTGCTTCAACTGTTTTGTTGTTCAACCAAGCGTTCCTCAAACCAAGCAATGCTCTGTAGTCGTAGATAGAATCCATCTCTTGTGGTGTGTAACCTAGAGTGTTGATTCCATATTCACGAATAGCTAACTTTTCTTGTTGGGCTATTTCTGGATTCTTCCATTCAGGAACAATCTCAAGAAGTTTCTGCTGACCATATTCTACGAATTTGGCTAACTGCTCTTGCTGTTTCTGCGCGTTCTCCTGTTGAAGTCTTTGCTGTTCAGCTTGAGTAGCTTTTAGCTTCTCTTTCTTTTCATCCCAAAGTTGCTTTTCACGAACATAACCAACGGGATCATCTTCGTACAACCTGTTCCAATCTGGCTCGTTTGCTAACTCTCCGCTTAATTGTGCTTCAAGTTTTGGTAGCAACTGTGCATAGATTGCATCTCTTTGCGCTAACTCTTGTTGTGCTTGCTCAATGGCTTTTCGTTGTTGAGCTAACTCTTGAGTTTTGCGCGTGTAATCTTGCTGACGAGAATATCCGCTTTGGAGTTCCTCAAGCGTGACCGCTACTTCTTCTCCGTCAATCTTGACTGTGTAAGAAGTGGGTTGCTCTAAGTCGTCCTCAACCTCGTTTTGTTCTTCATCATCAAATTCGTCATCTTCATCAAACTCATCATCTTCTTCAGTATCTTCTTCTTCAAGTTCAACTTCTTCAAACAATTCATCTTCTTCGATGACCTCTACTTCGTTTATATCGACTTCTTCAACTGTATCCTCGGGGGGAGTTAAGAAACTCTCAAAAGCGACAGTAGCTTTTTCATTATCAGTTTGTAAAGCAGTCGGTTTATCCGTTATTGCCATAAAATACTCCTATATTGTATTTTTATAGTATTTTATACGAATTATTTATAAATTGACAATATTACGCGATGTTGCGAATTTTGTTTATGTAGGACTGGGTGAGCTTTCCTTTCTCAGCCATGATTCTTAGGTGTTTTTCTATCTCTGATAATAATAAGACTGACTTATGTAAATGCTCTCTACTATTCACATTATCTATATCTTGATCTTTTAACCAAGCCTCAATATAAGTCTGTTTTA